CCCGGCATAGGTTCAACCTTGTCGCGGCACCATCAATTTCCCACCTTAGCTACGGCTAGGTGGCCTCCATTCACAGCGCTTTACGCGTAGAACAGAGGAGACTGGGGAGAGGCTACGGCCATCCCCAGGTCGTCCATTATGGACGGCTGGTTGACTGGAGAAGACCCGCAACTCAATGGGTTGCCCACACACGCTATCACAGATGCGCGGAAAGAGACCGCGGAACACAGAAAACAGCATGTGCGCGCCCAGTTGCAAAGTGCGAGGGAGATACCCTTCAAAGTCACTTCGGAAGTCTTCAATCAACTGCACCAAACATACAACCCACTCACATTCAAACAGGCTGCAAATCCAAGTTACAGCAGCATTGTTGCGCACCCCATCGCCAAGGTTGGGGAGCTCATTGCAAGAGAGTGGTTAGAAGACATCGCACAATTGCACCCAGACAGCGTAGAGATCGGACCAAGGATCAATGCCCCACTTGCAGGAATAAAACACTCGTGTGGCATGCGAAGCGCTAGGGACTCAGTGCGAAGGAACGCCTTGGGGGACAACCTCCATCCCAATTTTGAACATGGCGCGTTGAGTGCTGCTCATTGCCAACTCGGCGCTGAGAACTGCCATGTGGGGAGTTCCACGCTTCTAGCTTGCCACGTCTACGACCTCACACCAGAAGTCATCTATCAGATCTTCGAGGCCAAGGGTGCAAGATGTATGTACATCGCCATATTCATGCCACCAGCCATTAGCATGAAAGTAGACCATTATTACCCTACTTGGGGTTTCAACATCCAACACAAGGACGGGACCATCAGAATGGGTTTCAACGGCGATGAACACGCTTACCATCATGAACACGAAGCCTGGGAGTGGGCTGTCGTGAAGGGGGGTTACTGCGGCGCAGATTTCGGTCTAGCCGTGGAGATCATGAGAAGGGTGGGCCCTTTAGCCATGTTGCGAGTCACGAGAGTAGATGACTCCGGCACCATCCTAAACTCGTGTTTCAATCCCCACAAAGGTTACGTGAGAGTGATTGATATCATCAAGGGGTTCCCAATGATACACAAAGTCACAAACAGCGGCTTCTTCAGCGGAAGGATCAGAACAAAATGCTTGGCCGCTCTGCCAAAACTCCCTTACCAAGTGATGCCTACTGAGGTGTACAACTCAGTCATGCAATTCGTGCAGATGCGTGAGGATGCCAAGTTTGACAGACAATCGCTGACCACTTACCTACGCGCTCTCATGTCAAAGATCAAGATCGGCGATTGCACCGTACAAGTCGGCTTTCAAGTCAAAGGTGAGCACTACAAAGAGCTGCTCACCAACTTGTTCGTGCACGCTTGTCTTGAGCGCATGGTTGTCACCAAGTCCATCGGAGCCTACATACGTTACTTCTCAGAAGACGTAGGATGGTTCGAAAGAGCACTGATGGACATATGCCCAGATTGGCTCGTTCGCGATGCCGTCTCTATCCTGGGCAGGGACTTCACCGCTGGGATCCCAAAACACACCCAAGCATTATACCGCCTACTGCGTGAAAGGCAGTTTAACGACATCTACCTGTGCAATGACTACGTGCAACATGACATCAGCTTTGAACCTGATCAGGAAATGAACGAGTGGATACACTACGTGCCTTCTGACGGCAAGTGCCTCGCACGGAGTGTTTCCATCATAAGTCATGGTTGCGAAGACTACACCGAGGACTACGACCACGTCCTCCAAGGAATAGCTTCCAGTGTCCCACAGAAAGTGCTGAGTAGAGTGCACTTCGAGGATCAGCACGCCAGCCCCATAATCTCCGGCAAAACCCATTGCAAGCATGGAGTAGGGTGGAAACTGCAGCCTCTAATGATCGGATCAGAGGAATGCATGATCCCTGGACTCAGGGTGTACCACGATATGGTCACCAAGCACGCGAGTGTTCCTTTCAACGACCATCTCAACAAGGCCGAGGCCAAGCTGCGCTACGCTGGGACTGTCATCAAAGCACAATTCCTAGACAAGATCGTTCGCAGAGGAGACAATGTGTCAGTAGCAGTGGCTTGTGCTGAACCACGCGGGGATTATGGCTACTGGTCGAAGTATGGCCCTGCAGCTTGCTACACCACAGGGTACCCCGATGGCCCGGGGGGAAACGGCAAGAGGTCAAAGTTCTACAACATGAAGGGTAGACTCAACTTGTGCTGCGACAAATGTGTCAACGGCATCGAGGAAGGCTTTATTTATGCCGACTTTGGGGCTGATGTTGGTGACGATGAGTTGAGATTCATGCAATACAAAGTTTTAACTAACCTTCTCAACAGTGGCAAGCCCTTCGCTCTCAAGATGCAACGCTTTACCAAGTTGTATTCAGAGTACAATGTCATCAACTCCAAAATAGTTCCACTGCTCGACAGAGTCAACATCCATAGAGCCCTGCAGACGGGCAGTGAAGCATGGGTTACTGGCCCACACATGCCAGAACGCATCAAAGTCAGCAGATGGCATGCCTTTCTCGGTAGTCCAGTGAAAGGTGCCTACCCGCCCGCAGAACAGAAGCGTAAGTGGCTGTTCCGTCCCATTGACAAGGGCACGGAGATAGCTAGCCCAGCCTATTCCACCACACTCGATGGCGAGTATGATGATTACAACATCACTCGCAAAACTGTCGCCGTTCTACCCACGCCCACGGCCCCGCCATCTCCAGTTGATTGGGAGCAGCACCAAGCTCAGGAAAGTTTGGGCTGGTATTACGACGAAAGCTCAACCGCGCTAGATGATGAAAGCGTTTTGAAAAGCCTAGAAGAAGTAGGAAGCCTCGATCATTGCAAAACCTCTGCTGGCCTCGATCCCATCACACATGAAAAGATGACCATCATCGAAGATCCCAGCAAGTTCTTGTTTGTGCAGCGAGTGCCAGAGGAGACCCCACTCCAGCGTCTTGAGGTTGACCCTGATACCAAGCAACGCCTCGCCAAAGCCTACCTACAGGCTGTGAGTAGCAATTGGTATCAGGACGGCGGACATGTCGAACCAAAGTCCACCGTGCCAGAGCCAGACGCCACGAGCATGACTTCCGGAAAAGTCGTGATAATTCGTCAACCTTATGGCCCCGGTGACCGTCCAGCCTGGGGCTCCGGAAAGTCATCCGCAAGCGACCAAGGCTCAGTGGAAGAGTTCCATGAGGAGGAGGAGGAGGCTATCAACCTCATTGTCAGCACCGAACCGGCGGAGGTAGTCGCCACACATTCCAGTTGGGCTGAGGAGGTCGAAACGCAGGAAGAGATCAGTCTGCCCTATGAAATAGACGTGGAAGCCATCAACGATCTGCAAATCCGACGCGATCCTCTGCCAGCCGATGCGAACGCCACGAAAGACGTAGACTGGGTGCGGGCCATCTATTGGATGGCGCGCGACTTTTACGGGGTCAAGCCAATGATATTCGTGGGCACAGTGCAAATCACCCACGGCGATTATCCAGTCTACTTCATACGGAAGAACAAGAAGGTGATACTTTTGCAAAATCCCACGCCGCTCCCGATCAGGGGAGCTCCTGAGGCCATCGTGCATGAGACCACCGTGGGGGCCGCCCTTGCCAAGGCTATGCAAACGCAACCTGGCGTGAACATCCAAGCCTCGAACCTCTCACCCGTTGAGCACCTGAAGTTTGCCCGCGCACTACAACACCTAAAGCGCTTTAGGGGTGGCGAACTAGGAGCTTCTCTGCCAAAGTGTGACGCTTGCGCTGCCTCTTGGTACATCAGCGAGCGTAACAATCCAGTGGATGCCGGGAAGGCTCGAGTGATTGCAACTGAAGAGATCTGCACCAAAGCTCTTCAAGAACTGAAAGAGCACCTGAAGGCACCTTCCGGCTCCATTTACGCTGACACGCACTCTAGCGCCATTGAACAAATCGCCAGGATCCAGCGTGGCTTCCGCCTCGCCACCAAGGAAGTCAAGGGGTACGTGGGCGTCGCAGGCTCGGGCAAGAGTACCACGCTCTCCAAGGCCTTGAGCGGGTTCAAGAACGTGCAGTTCGTCGCTCCGACCAAAGTGCTAGCCAAATCTTACAGAGATAAGGGATATAAGTGCAGCACCCCTGCATCTTTCATAGCCAAATCAGGCAAGAGCAAAGTCGGGATCGTAGCTCTAGATGAGGTCTTCCTACTCCACCCAGGCGTCCTCGTGTACGCATTAGCAGTCGCCAAGGAAGTCTACATCATAGGAGATCCCAGGCAGAACCTGTACGGCTCTAAAGAATGCGTCAGTCAATACAAGATCGATGACTTGGTCGACTTTAGCACGCTCCCAAGACTGAACATCAGTTACACAGTCTGTCCATCCATCTGCGCCTACCTCGCCAAGTACTACGGCTATGAGATGTATACCAAGTCAGCACTTCGCGCCAGCGTGAATGTCATGATTGGGGAAGTCCCAGACAAAGGAGTGGAAACTTTCTGCTTTACAAATAGGTCTGAAGACACTCACACAAGCTGGATTACCGCGGCAAAGGTGCAGGGTTTGCGCAAGGAGGAGACCAACCTCTACATCGAGACTAACGCGCAGCCCTTGATAGACGAGTGTGAAGGTCAATATATAGTAGCCATGACCAGATCCACCGGGAGGACTAACATCTTCTGCCCGAATGGGACCGTACGTGAGCGCCTCAACTTGGGTTTCTTCCGGAACGAACATGACTGCAAGTACGGGGGCATCACTCAGTTCCACAACTCATACTGGGGTGCGCAGTTCATAGATGTTAACCTTCAGGTGACCGAGAAAGAAGGAAGCAAATTCCAAGTGCTGAAGTTTGAAGGCAAGCAGGCTCAACAACAGGTAGCCATAGGCATGGGTGGAGGAATGCATGCAGCCTTCATCGCCAAAGATATTGACCTTGTGCCAGTGACCATTGAGGACATTCCTAGACCACTGTGCGATAGGACAGGAGTGCCGCTCATCATTGAACCCACAGGGGAACCACTCGATCCTGATTTTCTGGGCAGGCCAACCTATGCCGAAGTAGAGGAGGTGCTCAACGTCATAGCACCAACTGACATTGACATGCACGATGCAGTGGGTCCACATGAACATCACGTTTTCAACCAACCCAAAGGCACAGTGACCCTCAAACAAGAAGGTAGTCGCGAACCCCTCGGCAATCGCGGCACCGTTACATGTGTCAAGTTGCCCCTACGAACACGTGGGCGACACTCCAGGAACGACAACACAGGCCACGTTTTGCACACCATGATTGAGCGGTGCATGACTGGTGCTGCCCTGGAACCTGCGCAAGAGGAAGACATCCTGGATCTTGTGCTGAACCAAGTCGACACCGTCCTACCCAAGATAGGCGAGATCACTCCTGATATGGTGAGCATGGCCCTAGCGGAGCAAATAGATCGCGTTCGAGAGAAGGGAAATAGCGACCAAGAACAAGTGTTCGACCCTGAGATACACTGGCTTAGCGACCAGATAAAATGCTTTAACAAACAGCAGGTTAAAGCGGACGTCGCGCCGTACTCGGCCATCAAACTGGGTCGCGGCGGTCTGCCTAAAGCCGGCCAAGGCATCAGTGCACAATCTAAGGCCGTGAACTTGATTTCAGGCTCCCTGGTGCGTGCTTGTGAAAAATTGCTCCGAGCCAACTTATCTTGGGAGTACGTTTACTGCCCTGGGCTGCACCCCACCGAGTTAGCTCGAGAAATGCGCTTGCGCGCTGCAGCAGGGTGGCGCACCGGGTTCGAATGTGACATCAGCCAGTTTGACAACATGCGCGGAGGGTGGTCCGAAAAAGTCATGTCACACATCTATGAACGCATGGGCGCCAACACAGTGGGGATCAAGATAATGCAGCTACTCAACAAGTCTTGGACTTTTGATGCAGGCAACGTCAAAGCCGCTGTAAGGAACCACTTTCAGTCAGGAAGAGCGGACACACTGTTTTCAAACACCGTGGTGTGTATGCTGCTTATGAGGGCCATGTACAAAGTCACTGACCTAACTCTAGCTGCCCACCAGGGAGATGACGTCATGTGGCTCTGCGACTCTGTCAAGTGGGTTGGCCCAGACTACATGAAAGCTTTTCTCAAGACCGAGATCACACCCGTGCCAAGCATCGTCGGGTTTATCTTCGGCAGACGACTCGGCCTCGATATCGGCCGCATGGCCGTTAAATTAGCGAACCGGCCGTTCAACTTGGGCGAAAAGAGCATTCAGGACTACCAAGACGCCGTCCGTGAATGGTTCCAAGTTGTACCATCAGACACTGCACTGTATGAAAACTGCGTCGCCTACGCCAAAAAGAAAGGAATCACGATGCACGAAGCTGAAACACTCGCGGCTTTCTTGCTAAATTTTGCTTACGCCTCGCCCAAATCTTTGAGGAAAAGCATGATTGTCATACGAGATGGGGCCAGGCTCGTCTTTGACAAACATCACGTGTAAGGTGCAGTGCAATAAATATTAGGTTTAAGGCAATTATGAGTCGAGCTTTCAAAGTGCGCGCCCAGGGTAGGGGGCGCGCGCTGTATGTCGACCACGGGGAGAGCACAGTCGATTTCAGTTCCCAGAATGATTTGCAGCTGTTTATCACCCAGCTGGCGTACTACAAGACCCAAGCGGACGCGTGGTTCACCGAGCAGACTGACGAACTCGCAACCGCCACAGCCACCGCAGACAATCTTACAACCTACCCATTCGCAGGTGATTACATCACGTTGGACGCCGGGGGTTTTGCACACTCCTGGGGTTTCTCACTGTACCCAGGGATCGATTCAAAAGTGCAATTATCAAGGCGGCTTGAGTGGGAGTCCGGCGCGGTGCCCTACCAGCATGAAGGGGGAGACGCTTTGTACCAAGAAACTGAAGTGGGCTGGGACTTATACGAAGAAGGGGATCGCTATGTCTACGGGACTTTCGTTATCGCCACTAAGCGTCCAGGTGTCGCGACTGTCACCGTTGGAAAGGATGTCGTCACTTTACCTGTACCCGATGAACACTATGTCACCGTGTTCTGCAACCCCAACGGCATATACGTCGCACACGCTTTCCCTTTCAAGGAAGCTGTCGTCAGGCGTGTGGGCGACTGGCAGAGTTTTGGCTCTAGAATTGTCACCTCTGAGCCACCGATCGCGTTTGAAATACCAATCATATCAGGCGTCGTGCAACAACCCATCGACGAGCCAGCTTTCCAGGGTGACATGCAATCCTGCGCACAGCTCACCCTTCTCAACAACTTTTACTCGTTGGTGATGGATTATGCTGGCAACGCTGCTGCTGCGAAGATTGGGACTGACTACAGCAGGCAGGAAGTCGAGCGAAATTCACTCACGCTGCTCACAGCTTACCTTGCCTCTAGCTTGATGAAGAATGCAGTTGCGGGCGTGAATGTTGACATCGAGTTCGCCGCGCAAATGACAGCCGGGATGGTGCACGATCCTACCATCCGTGGGGAGTGGAATACGGCCGTTGGCGGGGGTGACAGAATACGCAACCCAGACATCAAGTTCGGGGACAAGCAAACTGTCGAACCCGGCAGTGTGTTCTATTACGACAAGGACGGGGTGAGTTTCAGCGCCTACACTGCACTTTCTGATGCCATATGGTTTGGCGACTCCTCTGACGGGAAAACAGGACTTATTCAGATCAACACAGACAAGGGTCATTTGTGGCTGGAGGGCGCGAACTGGAACATTCCGGTGCGTGTGTACAAAGAGTTCAGAATCATAGGCCAGTTTCCGACTGTCTCAG